GACAATATGATCTGTGGCTACTGGAATGCGACTGATAAAGGAATTTTAAAGCCAAATTCAGACGAATACGCCTGCTACCACCCAATACTCCCAGTTGAAAGGCTGAAAAACATCGAAACGGGAGCAGAGCAAATAAAACTTGCTTACAAGCGTACAGGTGTTTGGCATGAAATAGTAGTCCCAAAGTCTTTGATAGCTTCAGCAAGCAAAATAGTAGCCTTAGCAGAGCAGGGCGTGGCAGTCACAAGCGAAAATGCAAAGCTCTTAGTAAGATATTTATCAGATGTTGAAAATTTGAATGATAATTTCATCAGGATCAAGCGTTCAACTTCTAAGTTTGGCTGGTTAAACAAGGACTTTATACCGTTTGACGGAGATATCATTTTTGACGGTGATATGAAATTCAAGCAGGTATCAGAAAGCGTAACTACTCAGGGAAATTATGAAACTTGGTTGAATCACGCAAGAACAGTCAGGGCAAGAAAGAGAATTGAAAGCAAATTTTGCTTAGCAGCTTCTTTTGCAAGTGTCCTAGTTGCTCCATTGAGAGGCCTACCCTTCTTTATAGACCTTTGGGGAGGTACTGAGGCGGGCAAGTCAGTAGCCTTAATGCTTGCAGCGTCAGTTTGGGCTAATCCTGACGAGAATGCGTTCATAGGCGATTATAAAAGCACAGAGACGGCCTTGGAGGCTAAAGCGGATATGTTAAACCACTTGCCAATGCTGCTTGACGACACATCAAATCAAAACAGACGCTTGGCGGAGAATTTTGAAAGTTTGGTATATGTGCTTTGCTCCGGGAAAGGTAAGACAAGGAGTAACAAGGATATTGGAATAAACCGTGAAAGCAGGTGGAAAAACTGCATAATTACGAACGGCGAAAAGCCTTTGACCTCTTATGTAAATCAAGGTGGAGCAATGAACAGAATCTTAGAGATAAGCTGTGACGGCTATATCTTTGAGGATCCAAGGCTCACAGCTTCAGTAGCGAAAAGCAATTATGGCTATGCCGGCAGGGATTTCATAAAAATTCTTAAAGAGATCGGAGTTGAAGGGCTTATGGAAATTCAAAAAAGTTTTCTTGATGAGCTTGACAATGACGAGAAAATGCAAAAGCAGAGCTTATCACTTTCTATCGTGCTTACAGCTGACAAAATAGCAACGGATTATATATTTAAAGATGGTGAATATATAGATATAGAGGAGGCTAAGCAGGTCTTAATTGATAAAAATGAGCTTTCAGACAATGAAAGGTGTTACAGGTTTTTACTTGATAGAGTAGTAGCGAACAAGGGCAGGTTTGATCCACGCAATGAAAATATAGAGCAGTGGGGAGTGATTGAAGATAACTATGTTCTTATGATTTCAACCGCTTTGTCGAGGCTCTGCAAGGAAGAAGGCTTCTCCCGGCTGTCGTTTCTCAAATGGGCGAAGGATAAAGGTTTGATACAAGGAAATAGCGGGAGGTATGATTTTGCCAAAAAAACTAATGGCATATGCGTAAAGTATGTGAAAATAAAAATATTAGACGATAATGAATTTATAAGCGATTTTGTAGACGCAAATACTGGATATGATGATAATATACCGTTCAATTAGCTAAATTATCAGATAATTTAAAAACAACAAGTGGAAACTTTCAAGAAAAACGGGAACCGCAAAAAGCTAGTGTTTATGCGGCTTTGAGGGCAAAATTTACCATTTTTCAGAATTACCACACACACACACATATATATATATGGGAATATTTTTTCATAAAAATACTTATATTGATAAAAAACTCCCCTACATGAGGGTATGTGTAAAAAAGCGGTAAATTGGTAACCTTGAAAAAAATGAGGCTAAAAAGCCAGTAAATACAAGGGCTTGAAGTGGTTTCTATTTTTTAAAAAGCGTAGGTAACCAGGTGTAGAAAGTGGTAAAACTGGTAATTTTTAATAGAATCTTAATAATTATATCGTCTGATATAAAGCATATAAGGATTTAATATATTTGATAATAAGATAAATACAAGTATTATTATAAGATAATTATATTGCAGATAAATATATTATTATCAGTTTAGAAACAATTTGGGGGCTTTTAAAGGATATGAACTACAAGGAAATAATGCCGAATGACAAGATAATTGCGATGATTAATGACATCCACAATAAGTGGTGGAATCGAGTTAAAGACTTTAACGAAGGGACTGATAAGAAGCAGGCAGATACTTATATCACGAACCTACTGGATCATGTAAAAGCGGAATTTTCGGATAATCCTTTGGCTTGGAAAGTGGCTGAGGCATATATAGACAAACTGGAGGCAAGGGTAAAAGGTGGATATAAGGACTTTGAGGGAGAAAGGGAAAGGATGGACAAATGACAAGAAAAGAAATATTAGCAGAAGCAGAAAAGTGCGTATGCAGTGACAGAAATTTACAGTATGGAGAGCCGGAGGATAATTTTTTAAGAATAGCGAAACTTTGGAATGCGTATCTTGGGAAAATATATGTGACATCATACGACGTGGCTGTGATGATGTGTCTTTTCAAGATTGCAAGGTTACAAGGCAGTGCATTTGAAAGCATTGACAGTTGGATAGACCTGATAGGATACGCTGCATGTGGCGGAGAGATAGCCACAAAGGATTAAAATCAATTCTAAAGGCATTTACAGGCGTTTTAAGGTGGGTGAAGTACCTTGGTCGATACTTTTATAGGGTATTTAAACGCCTTAAAACGCAAAAAAGGAGGAGCAATGAGAATATATTTATCAGGCCCCATCACAGGAGTAGACAACTACCGCATAAACTTTTTAGCGGCGGAATACAAAGTAAGGGCGCGCTTTAAAGGGGTAACAATCATAAACCCAACATGGCTGGTGAAGCTTTTACCTGACGGTAAGCATGATGAGTACTTGGAGATCTGCTATAGCCTTGTGGGTATGGCTGACAAGATGATAATGCTACCCGGATGGGAGAAGTCTAAGGGAGCATGCGCAGAAAAGAGGATGGCTGAGGAGATAGGAGTAGAGATCATAGAGTTTATAAATATACAGTAATAATTATATAAATACAATTTATTGTATAAAAAATAAAACGACCACAAGGCCACTCTTTTGACTGGCTTGAGGTAAGTATAATTAATTATTTTGGATTTGTCAATAAGGAGATTGAAAAGCATGAAAGTTAATCCGGCAGATAGCATAAAAGACACTATGTGGCACTTCCTGATGACCGATGGACAGAAGGCCAATATCCCGGCTTTAAAAGAGTACGTGCATGACCTTATAGCCATGACTACTCAAAAGACAGCCGGGCAGAAGAAAGGGATACCTTGGGAGGAGCTTGACATGACTATTATGAGCGTAGTAATTGAGGCGACAGCCTTAGTGCTGTCAGGGAAATTGGATGAGTTGGAGGAAGAAGATGGCAATACAAAAAAATATAGTAATCAATCGCAAGGAGTATGAAAAGATAAAGCGTTTTGATCACAATCAGATGAACAAGTATTTGATGGAAATATATAAAAGCGGGTTTAAAGATGGTGTGGCATCTGTCCCCGGCGTAGATCTATACGGTATCGAAAAGATCCTAATTGATATAAAGGGTCTTGGGGCTAAAAGGGTGGCAGATATAGTTGCGGCACTTGAGAAGGAGATGAAGTGAAAGAGGAAATCGAAAAGTCTTTAGAAGTGTTGAAAACTGCGGCTAAAATATCCAAAGACTTTTACGAAAAGCCGCTAATCCTTGCCTATAGTGGGGGCAAAGACAGTGATGTAATGCTGGACTTAGCTATAAAGGCAGAGGTTGAATTTGAAGTGCTGTATAGTACTACCACGGTAGATGCTCCACAAACCATGAGGCATATAAGCGAAGTTTTTAAGCGACTGGAAGCTATGGGGATAAAAACGGAGAGGACTAGGCCCACATACAAGGGGAAGCCCGTAACTATGTTTTCCCTGATAGAAAAGAAGGGTACACCGCCTACACGGATCATAAGATATTGCTGTAGCGTCTTTAAAGAGGCATCTACACCGCATAGGGTGACGGCAGTAGGCGTGAGGGCCGCGGAGTCACGAAAAAGACAAGGCAGATCAGATTTTTCTAGCGGTAGAGGGAAAACCGCGAAACATTTTAGCTTAGACCATGTGCAAGAAGTTTTTCAAGATGCCGAAGATCAGGACCCAGTGTGGGACTGCACCATAGTTACAAACGCCAGAAAAAAGAAGGAACTGCTTGTACAGCCAATTTATGGCTGGACGGATGCCGACGTATGGATGTATATCAAAGAAAATGAAATCCTGTATAATCCGCTTTATGACATGGGTTATAGCCGTGTCGGTTGCATCCTTTGCCCTATGGCGAGGAAGTCTGAAAAGCAGAGGGATGAAGTAAATTTCCCGACGATGAAACAAAATTATATAAAAGCCTTTGACAGGATGCTTGACGCAAGAAAAGCCAAAGGCAAAGACGACAGCACAGGTAAATGGACGGATGGCGAGGCAGTATATAATTGGTGGACAGAAAAGAAAGATATACTGGGGCAGGTAAAGATGGAGTTAGAAGAAGATGTTAATACCTAAAGTTGATGTAAAAGAGTTTGAGAAGTTTGGCTTTAAGCCGTGCAAGGGAATGCCAAAGGAAATGGAGTGCTATTATCTATGCGTTGCAAGAGGGTGTAAGCTTATATTTGTAAGCCCAAAATGCTTTGATGTACAGGACTGGGAAAAAGATGATCCGAGGATACATGAAAAGCCAAACTGTAGATACAAAGACCAAAGGACGGCTATAGATATTCTGTATCAGTTGATAAAGGCGGATATGCTGAAAGCAGATTGGGAGGACAAATGAAAAATTTAAAGCACAATTGTCACAGAGATGAAAAGCTTGACGGATTGGTAGGTAAAAAAGTGAAGATTGAATTTGTTTACGGCTTAGTCACAATAGGGGTGTTAAGTTTGTGGATATATAATGGATTTGAAGCAGGATACCGAGTAACTTTGGCGGATGAGCGAACTCGGTGCTTTTGCAAGACACATGTTAAAAGTATTGAGGCGAGAGAATGACAATAGAGGAGCTTTTATTCGCAAAGTGTGACCAAATCTGTGTGGAGATTAGTGAGATTAAGAAAGAGCTGGGGAGGGTGAAAGAGTGACAGCGAAAGAATATTTAAGACAGTTGAAGACTTTAGACAATATGGTAAATGCGAAGTTGCTTGAAAAGGAGCGGATACAGGCTCTTACGACAAGGGTATCGGTAGGTAGCTCGGAAAGAGTCCAAAGCGGAGGTGGCGGCGGCTTTGAAAACGTCGTGATAAGATTAGGGGAGTTGAAAGATGAGATTAACACGGATGTTGATAAGCTTTATGATCTAAAGATAGAGGCGGGAGAGCTTATAAGCAGGATTGAAGATAAAAATTTACAGATTATTTTGTCAATGTATTATATATCAAACTCTACTTTTGAGCAGGTGGCAGAAAATACCGATATGTCGTCAAGGTGGGTGCGTAAGCTTCACGGGAAAGCAATAAAAAAATTTGAAGAAATTTACAGTTGTTCCTGTTAGTTCCTCTTGTACCTGTGATATACTGTATCATGTGAAAAGTAGATAAAAAGACTGTTTTTCATATGACCTCCTTTAAGTTGTTTGTTGCGGTGGGATGTAGATCCCTCCGCGTATACATGAGGTTATCCTATTCTTTTTCTTGACAACATACTTTCCTAAAAAAGGGCAGCTTGCGGGCTGTCTTTTTTAATGCGGAAAATTGATAATAAGTTAATGAGTAAAATACAGATAGATTGGAAGGTGAGGTGAGTGCGGGATGGCAGTGAAAACTTAATACCGCTTAATGAGCGAACCAAAGAAGAACAAAGAGAAATTGCAAAGAGCGGCGGCAAAGCCTCCGGGGTGGCAAGACGAAGAAAAGCGGACGTGCGAAAGATAGCTGA